TGCTGATACCAATGCTTTGCGTCCGCATCTTCCCAGGGTGTATGTTCTTCTGACATAATCATTCTCCTTTAGGCCCGTCCGTGAGCCGGTTCCGATCCGTCAATTCAAGATCGTTTCCAGCCATCTGTTGATTCTCCGACGCTTCATAACGATACGCACGCGCCAAACTACAAAGAGCACGTTAATCGCTGCCCATCCAACTATGGCCCACGGCGATACCCACTGCCACAGCACACAACCGACGCCGACAACGAAGAGGGCGATACAGAGGATACAGGCCCCCTCAATAAGCTCCTGCTGATACCTGGCTGATTTAGGATCGTTCATGATATCTCCCTTTTTTGGTTCCAACTTGGCCCAAATACTTCGCGTTCAATTTGACGTATGATTGTAGCAAGTCGCCGAGACACGGATGATTCCGAGATGCCGAGTAACTCTGATATCTCTTTCATCGAATGACCATAGCGAAAATACATAAAGAAGAGAAGCCGTCTCTTGGCCGGAAACTTCTCGGCAATATCGCAATACAGCAGAACGTCATTTCTGTAGCGATTTCGTAGGGCTTGCGGTAGATACTTTTTGAGTCGCATGTCCTTGCCTCATACTCCAAAAAGGTTAACGTTAGCTCATAAGCTCGCGCCCCGTGAGACGCGGGGTTGCAGGCTACTCGGGCATTAAAAAAGAACCGATCACGGTATCAAGAATTTTGTGGACTACATATCGGAACCGGGGGTTCTTTTTAGCATAATCCTTCGCAGCGTGCAATGCGTCATCCGGATCTCCGAATTGGCGTTGGTCATCGTTAATGAACGGTCCTACGACACGATAATGTAGAGATTGCTCGTGTACGGCCATTTTCTCATACTCCTTATGGGCATCCCTGCCCGGTTGGCGGTCCGTCTTTGGTTATTTTACTCCCATTGAGCAGTTTCAAATTGTGGCAAATCCGAAACTAAGTGATAGGAAAGCTTGCCACGGATTGCTTCGAGTGCTTGGTAGAGTGCGTTTTCCTCGCAGTCGCCCTCGCATGATTGATAGAGGAAACAAGCCAGAGACTTTAATACCTGCCATTTGTTCGACTCTAACGGGCTTGTGCGTGTGTGTACGAACGCCTGACATCCACCCATCTTGTCGGCTTGCCCTTCACCGTATCGACCCTCCACACTCATGCAATTCAAAGTAGCCATTTCCTCGGCTAATCGCTTCACTTGTAGAGGTTCGCTTAAATTAAATCCGATACGCTCCAGTGGTAGATACAGCCACACCTTCCCGCGGCAGTGACAATCCGCCAAAAACGCCACAATTCTATTGATTGACTTATCTTCTACAATAAATGCACTCATGTTTTCACCTCCAAAAAGAAGCCGCCGCGCCCAGGGCATGACCTACGCGAATAAGACATGAGGACCGGACGGGCGGCGTTGTGTGTGATTTCATTCGTGATGTTTTTCGCGTAAGTCATAATCACAAACTACCATATTTCCAAACTATGTCCAGAATAAAATCCATTTGGACACTTAGTTTTTTAGGACTCTACGTTAAAGGGGTACATTGCTGGATTGTCGTACTTATCTGCCAAACTTGGATTGCCCTGTAATCGCCGTATAGACTCGACGCAGAGCTTAATCCGTTGTTTGCGACACACTCTATGCTTGTCGTGCCTATTGGCAAAGTCATGAGATATTAGTCTTGTGTTCACGGTGATCTTATGGTCGACCATAATACATTCCCCTTTCCAAAAGAATACCTTGGCGCGCCCCGTTGAGAGGCAACGCCAAGATAAGTATAAGCTATTGGAATTTCCAGTGATTAACGCCCTCGATCAAGATAGGCTTTAGGATACCTTGTTGTCGCAAGTATGCCATTGCCCGCTTGACGCCTACTCGTTGGCCTTCTAAATAGGCTTTGTATTGATCTGGGTCGACATCAGAACCAAGCATAAATTGCTCATCTTTCGCCTGCTCAGTATGATGCCATTTGATTACATCTAAATCAGTCATGGTAACTCCTTATACTTATCAAACTCATTAACTTATCTATATTAACTATCGGCTATAAATCTCACAAAGCAATAGTTTATTCTTGACGACACCCAAAATAGGTGCATAATGTACAGTACAAGTCAATACAGGTCGATAAATCTTAAAGCATTGTTCTTGACAAGGATACTCGGACAATTATAGTCTGGTAAAGGTTTATGATTTATGGCAACAAAATTGCAAAGACAGGCTCATGAAAGACTAACGCCGGAAGTTTGTTTCAAATCAGTAGCATACCGAAGGTCGCAGAGAAAGAAAATGCTGAAGGTAGCCGCGATAGAAAATAAGCAACCAGGGCTGTACGCGGATCGCGTAATGAGCACGTTCCATATTGGCCCAGAGGATTATTAAGATAGAACAAAGAAGGTTTGTTATAGTGTCAAGCAAACTAATCGTGACATTCAGGAGTGCATAATGATTGATTACAGACCCAAAAGCAAACCAAGGCCGAGAAAGCCCAAAGGTGGTAAGTAGTGGCTAAGAAGAATGGCAGACCAACAAAGTACCGCAAGATATTCTGTGAGAAGCTGATAAAGTTCTTTGATGTAGAACCATTCTCTAAAATTGAACTACCACACTATCAAATCGATGGAAAAACGCTTAAATGGATGGACTACAAATTAGTGCCTGCCAGAATGCCTACATTGCTCAAATTCGCCAAGAGTATCAAGGTTGATTACATTACTGTCTGGAGATGGGCGAAAGAAGGTGAGGTTGGATATCGAGACGAGTTTTGTAAGGCTCTCATGTGTGCAAAAGAACTTCGTAAGGATTGGCTGATAGATTTGGGCCTTTCCGGGCTCACACCGCCACTTGCGTACAAGTTCACTGCGATAAACGTCACGGATATGGTGGACAAGCAAGATGTAGATCATAAGGGGTCACTGATGATCAATGTTACGAATTATTCTGACATTCCTGATGGTAATAAACCTACCACATAAGTTCACGCCAAGAGCTTATCAGTTGCCGCTATACAAGGCGATGGACAGCGGTATCCTCCGGGCCGTGACTGTCTGGCACCGGCGCAGCGGTAAGGACAAGACCGATCTCAATTATCTCATCAAACGCATGAGCCAGCGCGTCGGCCAATATTACTACTACTTCCCGACAATGGCTCAAGGCCGTAAGATCCTCTGGGACGGTATCGACCGCGACGGTTTCAAGTTCATCCACCACTTCCCGCAGGGTTTCATTGCAGGCAAGCCGAACAAGTCCGAAATGAAGATCGAGACGGTCAACGGTTCATTGTTCCAGATAGTCGGCACTGATAAGCTCGAAATGGTTGGTCCGAATCCGATCGGTGCGGTGTTCAGTGAGTTCAGCCTACAGAATCCCCGTGGTTGGGCCTATGCCAGGCCGATCATGGCGGAGAATGGTGGGTGGGCTATCTTCAACTTCACCCCGCGAGGCCGCAACCACGCCCACAGGCTGTACGCTCAGGCCGTCAGTAACCCCGCGTGGTTCTGTGAGAGGTTGACGGTTGACGATACGAAGGCAGTGAGTCAGGAGGCGATACAAGCCGATAGAGATTCAGGCATGACCGAGGGCCTAATCCAGCAGGAGTATTATTGCTCGTTCGACTACGGTATGTTGGGCTCGTATTACTCGGACGTCCTTAACCAGATCGAGCAACAGGGCCACTTCAAGCGGTCGCTATACAACCGCGACGTCGAGACCCACATAGTCTTGGACCCCGGCTACCACACAGCTATATGGCTCTTTCAATACTTTGGCCCGGAGGTGTCGGTGGTCCGCTATCACGAAGATATGGGCGTAGGTATTGACGCTTACTGTAATCTGTTCCGTAAATGGGAAAAGCAGCATAAGTATCTCTGGGGTAAGGTCTATGTGCCCTGTGATATGGACAACAACGCCCAGAAGGTGACGCGAGGCGAAACTGCGTTGGATATCGTCAAGAAGGCCGGTTTCGACGTTGTTCCTATGCCCCGCGAGAAGTCGGTTGTCAATGAGGGTATCCCCCGCACGCAGCGGTTCTTGAAGCGGTGTTGGTTTGACTACGATGATTGTCTCACAGGGCTCGACCTTCTCAGACTCTACCATGAGAAGCAGAACGTGGCTATGAGTTCGGAGGACAAGTTCGTCACTACCGGCCAGCCGGAGAAAGACGGCAGCGACCACGCCGCTGACTCGATGAGGTACATGAGCCTTGCATTCGAGCTTGACCTTGTTCATGGTTCAAGTTACACTGAGTCGCATACTGGGGGTGAAGTGAAACAGGATGTTACGAACAACATCAGCCTACCGGGCGCAGTGGACGACGAGTCTGACATGTGGGCTGAAGAGTACGACGAGGCACACACGGTATGAATGACATCATCACGATAGCCGGTTGTATGTTGGCCTTCATGTTGATAAGCGCCGGCCTGGTGCGGTACGGTATCGGGCTGGGCCAGAAGCTCACGATTGCGGCACAGAATGACTTGCCGATGGGCAAGAGACTGCCGGACGTATTTCAACAACATACAGGAGATGAAGAATGAGTAAACTACGTTGTATTACGGTCCCAGTCTTCTGGGGCTTTGTCGGAATCGCATTGTGCTTGCTCATGGGAGCAGCCAGCAACAGAACCCCTAAGCACTGGCAGGACTTACTATTGAGGCTCGATCAGCCGTGGATCAACGCCTACGGCTACAATCCAGAGTCGGTGCTGGCCTTCAACGTCCGCAAGAATAACCTGTTCATCGGCGCTGTGAGTACGCAGTCCAAGGACCACGAGAGGCGGCTTGCGGCGCTGGAAGCACTGGTAGTCAAAGACCCTGTGAATGTGGAAGATCCTAACGAATCCGGAGGTGAATAATGACCAAGTGGACTGCAATGAAATGGAAAAGTAGACTTCTCAGCATTGGGGTGGCATTAGGGTTCCTCACATTTGCCGCTCTCGGCTTCTATACGGAGACCCGCCAGGGCGTATGGCAGCAGCTTCGAAGCGTGGTCGCTGCTGACGACACTCCTCTCGACGGCACGACGGCGGGCTTCACACTCCAGGCGGGCGACAGGCCCGGCACGGCTATCGAGGTCGATCCCACCTGGAATACGGCGGAGCTTTACTTCTACGGTACGGACGCCGCCGATGAGGTCTGTAATTACAAGCTCTACGCCTACAAGGCCAACGGGCCGGGGATGCTCTGGGTGAACGGTGCATTCACTCTCGGCACGGCCGTTGAGGGCACGGCCAGCACCTTCTTCGCCGATACAATCACTGAGACCGACGGGGTGGGGATTACCAGTGTGGGCGACTCGACCAACAACCGCGTGGCGGTCCTTAAATTGGGGAACACCAAGGGCATCCGCTACTTCTTCCTTGAGATCGACATCCCGGCCTCGACTCAGGTGGCGTCGGCTTCGGCTATGATTACGGGGTATTGATGGCACAATCACCAAATGAAAAACTGTTAGACGAGGTCCAGAAGCTCGAAGACGTGGGCATGAACACCACGAAGCAGTGGTATGACCTATGGTCCGAGTCGATGCGGTACGTCTTCAGCGACCAGGACGTCATCAAGAGGAAGCACGACGACTGGGACTACGTCGTTATGAACTACATCTGGCCGACTGCCATGCAGGAAATGGCCAAGCTCGCTAAGAACTTCCCGAAGATCATTGCCAAGCCCACCGAAGACAGCGACGCCGAAGCCGCCGAGGTCTGGCAGGGTGCGACTCAGTGGCAGTGGCAGGAAGGTTTGGGGATGCGGATCAATCAGTTGGCCGCCATCTTCAGCGGGAAGATATTCGGGTATCGGGTATCGAAACTCTATTGGGAGCCGAAGTGCTTCTGGGACGACCAGAACAAGCAGTGGATGGGCGACGTTAAGTACAAGCTATGGAATCCGGCTTTCTTCTGGGCCGATGGTGACGAGACTATCGACGACGGTAATTGCGGGACTGTCCGGTGGGTGACGTTGGAATGGGCCCAGCGCCAATGGCCCGGCCACAATAAGGAGTTCAAAGACGTCGCGGTAGCTTCAAAGGACACGAACGAGTTGACTTATGGCGACGTGCAGTTCCGCACATGGATATCCGACAGTACGGTAAAGCAATCCGACCCAGGCACAGACTGCCATAGAGAATCGCGCAAGATCCTATCCCTCATGCAAGGCTTGAATAAAAAAGACGTCAATCATATATCCGATCAGATGATGGTCAGGATTGGCGACTGCTACCGTATGAACTACAAGGAAACGCCCCGCAAAGACTTCGAGGACATCCCCCCTGAAGAACTGATCCAGGCCGGGGCGGTGGTGCAGGGTCAGGACCAGCAGCTTTACGACCCGACGACCCAGGAGTTGTACCAGCCGGACGAATGGCCCCAGAGACTTGTCAGGGAGTATTCCGAACCCGACTTCCCACGAGGTCAGAACATCTTGACCGCCGGTAGTGGCGATAAGCGGTTCCTGCTCAATCCCAAGAAGGAAGATCAGGTCTGGACGTACAAGCGATGGCCGTTCGTGGTGACTCCACACTACATCCTGCCGTTCATGTGGCAGGGAATCAACGCCGTATCCCTGTTCAAGTCCACGCAGGATATGATAAACATCAGCGTCAGCCACCTTTACAACAACCTCAAGCAGTTCGGCGACCCCAAGATAGTCATCGAAGACAATGCCATTGCCCTTAATCCCAAGACAAAGAAGCCGTGGAGTATCAAGGCCGGGGCTGGTTCTATACTGCGGTTGGTTCGAGGCGGTCTACCAAAGTACAGGACCGAGCCGGCGGTGCCTGTATCTCAATCGGCGATCACCTTCTTTCAGATGATGGCCCAGGACTACAAAGACTTGACGGGCTTACAAAATCCCGCTCAAGGTAAGGCGATGAAGTCAGGCACTACCGCGACGGAAGCTCAGATCGTCAATATCAGCGCAAACGACAGAATCTACTTGCAGGGAGTCTACGAGGACGAATGGGTAAAGGGATGTGCTAAGCTGATCGCCGAGATCATGCAGCAGAACTACGACCCCAACAGGTACATAAAGCTCATCGGCGACGATAAAATCGACGGTATTCAGCAGATCACGTCGGCACTCAAGACCGTCCAGTACGACATCAGCGTCATCCCAGGCACGACTCTACCGTTCGACGAGGAAAGGCGTATCGTCAGGACCAAAATGGCTTACGACCTCTTCCTGGAGCCCGTGGCGAATCCCATGCTGCCGGAGATGTTGAGGACTCTGGACATTCCAAACTGGAAGAAGATTCTCGACGAATATGAGGTATGGACCGATTACCGAGCGTTACTGCAACTCGTGGAAGCTGTCAAGGCCGGCCAGATG